GTAGTTCCCGTAAGATACTGTTGATAGTTACTTGTATTAACAAGTGTCAAAGTTCCTGCCGAAGTTGCAGTTGTTGTGTAACCCTCATCTATATTATTCACAGCAGGATTAACCCCAAAGCTCGTCAACGAAGATGCCACTACATTGCTCGCAAGTGTTGTGCCTGTCAATGAAGATGCAGCCGTACTCCCAATTGTAATATCTCCCGACCCCAAAAGACTTGTTCCGTTTACTGTTTTTATCGAAGTTCCACTAACTAAACTTGCTTGTTTTCCTGCCAAATCAGCAGTTAAATTAGTTACTTGGCTTTCAGTGATACTTCCAGTAATTCCAGAAGCTGTCCCTGTCGTATTTTGATTCAAAACTGGAAAATTAGTTAGTGTTGCAGCACTTCCATTTGGTGCCAAATAATCAGTGCCAGCCACAGCAGCACTTATGGCTGTTCCATTGCTTTTAACAATGCCGTTGATTGCTTTAACGGTAGGGTCGGTTTCTGTAAATGACGAAATATACCCACTCGGATTACTCGAATTATAGGGAGTAAAGCCCAAAGCATCAGTTACCTCTGTGTTTGATAAATCACCACCATAAAGAGACCCATCAAAACTAATTTTTGCAAATTTCCCTGTCGATGCTAAACTTGTAAAAATTGGTGAAGTGAAAAAAGTTTTTACACCCAAAACACTCTCATCGCCCGACTTCTTTACATAATTTGTATTTGCAGTAGAAGTAGTAATAAAGCCAGCATTGTTAATTAAAGTTGTTACAGCCGAAGCTGACACCTTCCCATCTATTTGACTTTGCACATTCCCATTGGGCAGTACAATACCAGCAAAAGCAGGAATAGCAGTCGTAGCCACACTTTGCGGTAACGAAATTGTCCAGGTTCTATTTTCACTCAAATCTTGCGTACCTCCCGACACATTCACACCAAGCCCAGCCGCAATGGTCAATTGCCGTGCCGCAGGAACTGTATAATTCGTAGTAAAAGAAATCTCGCTCGAATCTTTTACGCCCACAAGCCACAGCTTATTTGATTTGTACGTCAGCGTGTGCAAGGTCGTATCTTTTTTCAAAGTCCTTGCAGCAGCCTTGTTACTAATCGAAGGAATCAAAACATTTTGAGCAATCCCAACCAAGGGAAACAATAAAAACAAAAAAATCTTTTTCATAATACAACCCTTTTAAATGTGCTAAATTGACCGTTTAATTTTACTTCTGTGGTTTTATCACCAATTTTTACTATAATTTTTTGGGTCTGATTGCCCTCCAAATACTTATTTACTGCCAAAACACCCCACTCGTTCTTTGTAGGGTGTTTTTTTACTCTCACCACAGGCAAATGCTTAAATTCTGCACTGGCTGGCTTCAAATCTTCACCTGTAAAGTATGTTGCTCCATTGTCTGTTGAAAAATCAACCCTCAAACTTGGTGAGTTTAAAATATCGTTATTCAACGACAAAATATATAGTGCCAATTGAAAATAGTCGTAGCCAATCGTCGAACTAATTTCCATGCCCGACTGCTGCGAAGTGCCAGGTGCCCACTGATGTTGCCCAGCCACAAAATCTTTGATGTACGGATATTCGGGCTGATTATTTATGTTCGGCTTCCAAGCATCTTTGTATTTTGCATTGCTCGCATGGTATTTATAGCCGTCCATCGAAGTGTATGGGTCGTGCCATGTCCATTGTCCATCACAAATCCAGTTCGACCACATCGCCTTATTGAACATTTGCGACATTGATGTGGCAGGCTTATAATCAGCTTGATAAACAAACCCATCTTCTTTTTTGAAATACCGCCGAATCGTTACAATGTCAGCATTCGCCTGTGTTCCCAAAACCTCCACATACGACCAGTTTAAACTTAAAACTTTCGTGCTTGATGGAATATGTATTTTCGCTAACTCGCATTCTTGAATAAAACTATAAAATTGTGAGTCCTTATTTCTGTGGTCATAGTCTCCTACAACCACAATCCCCAAAACATCAGACATCAAACCATGTACACCAGTGCCTTGTTCTGTATTGATGTTAAGGTATTCAATAGGTTGTGTTCCCCAATACCTTGCAATTGAAGAAAAAGGCAAATTGTACTTATTATTTTCAGCAAGCATTTCTGATTGCGTAATACTTTTGTCGTACACAATACGTAGAATATTGGCACCAACAGCCGATGTAATTAAGGTGTTTGGGTTGCTTTCCCTAAATTTCTTAAAGAGTGTAGCAATTTTATTGCAAGCATCTTGATGCCCCAAAATCTCAAAACCAAATGCTTCGAAATCATGAAAAAGCACAGCGTAACTATTTGCTTCTGAAATCAATCCCGAATAGTACCCGTACAGTTCGCTCATTGATTTGCTTTCCAACCATTGAACCGCCTGAGATTGAAAATTATCACCCTGACTATGTGCAACTGGGCAGCCGTGCGTTGATGCCCAGTTGTCATACTCGCTAAACATTGTTTTGTTCGTAGGAACAAGCGGATTTCCCTTTTTCGTAACAACATTAAATCCTTTTGTTAAATACAAATGGTTTTCATCTTGAAGGTTTGAATTCAAACTTCCGTAATTAATGATATTGTACCTGTTGGGAATGCTAAAGTTTGGAAAATAAGCAGGAGAAGCAATACGCTTACCAGCAGGACGCTTGAACCAAGTCGGAACAGGTGAATTAGCATCGCCAGCGAAATGAACAATCTGTTGCTTGCTTTCATGTATTCGTCCATCAGGAGCAGCAAATACCGCATGGATACTAATATCACGACCTTTCATAGCCGTAAAGTCCATAGCTTCAATTTCTGCTTTTGTGTATTTTATCGGAGAAAATTCTAAGGTAAAGTAAAAAGAACCATCTACATTCGGTATTTGATAAAACCCCCTTTCATCAACATTAAGAACAATTTTGTTCTGCCCAGGTACAAAGCTCACATTAAATTGCGACCACGTAGTATTGCTGTCGTAATCATACCACAAGTTTTCTTCTAACTGATAATTAGAGTCGCCAGTAAGCCCTGTGCTATACTGAATGACATCGGTAAGCGTTACACCATTTCCGCCACTACCTCCGCCACTATCGCCCGAATAAACACTATAATTTGCAGGAATAACAGCCTCAGCTAATGCCAACGAACTATAAACAGAGGCTTTTCTGCCTCCACGTATCAACTTATTTCCATTAACATCTGTGGTGTACCAAAAAAACTCTATTGTTGCACCATTTTTTCTTTTAAAAACTTTAAAATAAAAATTTGCATCATTTTTTTTGATAATCAGACTTCCACCCCCATCAATTATTTTTGATATAGCCATTTTCTTATTGAGGCGTTAAATTATTATTCATTTTAAAGAAAGCATTTGGCGTGTCGCCTGTTCCATGTACATTAAATGTGCGTGTTACCGAAGCTCCACTATTTACAATTTCATCAATCTGGTACGAAACATTGTTTTCGTCTTGATAGAAAAACAGCAAATGCTGTGGCATATTTACCGACTCATCGCTAATATTGGCATATTCAAGCGTATATGTCCCTGTTGGTAAATACCTGTTTGAATCGTCTGGGTGATTATTGCCTCTCAAATTATTACCATAATTCGGGTGGAAACCTCCCCTCGTATCATCAACAAACATTACTACATTACCTTGTTCGTCTAATATCTTATATCGGCACTTACTAATCTTGCCACCATAGCCATCTGCTTGCGTAATTGAGTGTGTCGGAAAACTACATGTTTCATAGCCTCCACCATTTCTTTGCCCTGTTGGAAACGCATTGCCGTTATTTTTTCCATAAAAATCGTATTTCGTTGTACCGCCAGATATTTCATTTTTCAACACATCATAATCGGCACCGTAATTTATCCAGCCAACAATCGCAATGTCTTGGCTGAAAGGCGGATTAGGAAAAACACCTGTCGTTAAAACCTCACATGTTTGTTTGCCCAAAATACTGCCATTCAAGGCAATTTCGACAGCCGAATTATCATTTTGATAGTAATAAAACCCCGACCCTAAACGCCTAAAATCCTGTGAACTATTACCAAGAAAAACATACTTCCCAATCGTGGGCGACTCCCAATAAATGTTTTTTGCTACATTCGAAATGCCAGACCCTTGTAAATTTTTGTTGCAAGCATCTGTAAAACTTGTGTATTTATTAGCCAATAAGCTACTTTCAAAAAGCATCGCCAACGTTACGTTGTTCTTCGTTGCCGAACTGTTGAATGACATCGTACCAGTATCATCAATATGAAGCGTTTGAAAAGTGGCAGGAAATAAATAATTACCAGCAGGGAAAAAAGTTGTTGAGATAGCCTCAGTATAAGCAGCCGTACCTTGATTCAACGACGCTGCATTTGCACCACTCGCATTCAGATATGCCTTATTGCCATTTGCCATTCCCAAGGCGTACAATGTCGCTGCTCTATTGGTATATCCGCTATTTTCGTAATTTTTATCTTCTGCATCAACCAATCCATCATAGGTTAAATATTCAATACCATTCAAAAAGGCATCTTTAATTGAGAAACTCAACAAATTAGAAACCCCCTGAAACAAACTAAACCCAGTAGGAATACTAACCTCAGCAACTCCCAAAGACGAGTAAACGCTTGTACCTCTGAGTTTACCGCCCTTTGCTATTTTTTTACCATCTTGCTTTGTTGAATACCATATCCATTCGGTTTTTACTCCATTTTTTCGCTTATAAACCTTGCCGTAAACCTCCTCTCCTGCTTTTTTTATGATAGCTGTTCCACCAGCATCAATAAATACAGAGGTCTGAGCTACGGAGTCGAGTAGCAAAAAGTATAAAAATAGTATTTTAAAATAATGCTTCATTCTACAATTATTTGATGTTCTAAAAGTTCGCAAATGACTGATTTTAAAGTTATTTTCCCCTGTGGCTCATTTTTGTTATTAAATATTCCCTTTTCTTCATGCTCCAAATTCGTTACATCGGAAAGGTGTATTTTCAGAAAATCCCCAAAGAATTGAGCATTAAAATATTCTGTCTTGAATAGTTTTAAGTCGTCTTCATTCATGAAGCTCTTTTCAGTCAAGATTTGTTCGAGTTCAGAATTTATTTGATTAGCCACTTTGCTATTCTTATGTAGGATTATCGAAAGCCCAACATTTATTTGCTTGAAATGGAATAAAATTCCACACAATTTCGATACGCCTATTGCTTCTAAATTTGTCATTCTAATGAATTATATCGGTACTAAAAAAAATATATTATTGCTTGAATCGAATTGGTGAACATATTTTGCACCATTTGTAGGGGCAGAAGGTAAATAATAATTAAGACTTGTCCCATTTATTACGGTTACTGACTGATTATTTGAATGACCAATGTCTAACTCAACTGGATAGGTATTCGCAGGAGGGTTATCACCTGAAAGTGATTTAATTTTCACTGTAAGATTTGATACCAACAACAAATCAAACAATTGCTTGGTGTATATTTGCAAACCGTCTTGGGTCATTCTTATACCAGCATCAGAATCATTTGAATTAGCATTTTTGTTGAAATAAATACCTTCATTTATGAAATTCAAATAATCATTAACGGTATCGGTGTTTCCAATTTTCCCATTGAATGTTGCCCAATCGGTATCCGTCAATTTTCCAGTAGTATTCACCGAAGCATTACCCAAAGCATCTTGCTTATTATTAAATATTGTCCAATCTGCTGCCGTTATTACTCCTTTTTGCGAACCAGAAGCCGTTCGAACATTAATTTGATTTCCAACAAAATACAAAGGCTGTGACAAAGTATAAGTTGTACCGCCTCCACCGCCACTCGAAACTTCACTACTCAATAAATATTTTATGGGTTCTTCGCCATTAATTTGATAGTACCAACGCCCATCTTCGATTGACATATAGTTTCGATACTTGGTTATTGTTGAGCTTTCGGCATCTTCTACTGTCATATCCATTATGAAGTCGCCGTTAGTTTTATCTAAACCAAAAAAAGCAAATTTATCGCCTTCCTCTACTTCATAAAAAGAACCAAGAATCGTTACAAGACCTTCACCATTCAAACTTTCAACTTCATACTCGCTAATGCCTACGCCTTCTCCCTCAATTAAGTATTTTACAGCTTCTTCACCATTGATTTGTCGGTATAACCGCCCATCTTCCTGCATCATAACAGTTCGATACGTCGTAATGGTTGAGCTTTCATTATCCAGTTTCAAAAGGTCAAGAATAAAATTGCTGTTTGTTTTGTCTAAACCAAAAAAACCAACTTTATCGCCTTCCTCAACCTCATAATACATGCCTCGCTGTACCACAGAACCGCCACCATAAACATCAACCTCAAAATCTTCAACACAATCACAAGCACTATCTTCGATGAGCGTTGCTACCTCTTGTTTCGTAATTAGCTTGTTATCGGGGTCGATACTTCCCAAATATGGAGCAATATTGAAAATCCAATTATCGTTAATGATTACGCTTTCGCCTATGGCTTTTATTTCGCTTACTGCCAATACTGCTTCTATATTGACTGTTTTACCGATAATGCTCAACTCTTCATCAACAGCATCAATGTATATTTTATCCGCATTGCCTTCTACACCCTTACCAATGTTTATTGCTCCCCCTGCTGCTTGTATCTCACCAACAGCAGTCATAATGCCTTCTACATAAAACTGGTCAGTGTCAATGCCTAAACTTTTTACGTTTATCGAATCATCTTCATTGTAGGTCGAGCGGTCGTACATTTTTACTTTGCCAATGCCCAAATCTCCCAAAACCTCAACCAGTCCTTTAAACTCAGGATTACCTAATGTGATTGAGCTATCATATACGCCAATGGCTAATTTTCCATCTCGTTTTACTACTGTTCCAAAATCAAATACATCACCTTCAAGACTTCCATTCCAGCCAACAATTATTGGGTCGCCGTCGGCATTTGTGCCTTGTATGCCCCCCATGATTTGTTTTAACCAAGTATTAATATCAAAAACGCTACCTCCACCCACACCATTTCCCGAAATCGGGCTTGGTACGGTTTCTCCAACCATATCAATCTCGGTACCATCACTCAAAAGTCCTGTTTTCTTTACAGAAATATCATGAACATCTTGATGCTCCACCATGCGTATTTCGGCTTGGGTAGTTGCGTAATCAAACTTATAACTTACGATATAACCTCGATTAGTAAACCCCGTCATGCGTAGCGAATGGCGATATTTTACCAATCCCCAAACAGTGCCGTCATATACCTTTTGTGTAGTACCTAATTCGTGGAGAATATCCTTTGCACCAATGTTGTGAAAATTTACAGCAGTTGGATAATTCGCAGAAGTCCATAAACTTGTTACGGTGCCGTCTGCTTTTTTTATGGCAGATAGATTGCCACCATCTAAATAATCGCCATAGCTTGCTTCATAAGTATCATCGAGCGAAGCGTATTTCGGGTGGATAGCCTTGTAATTAACTTCTCGTAGATTTAGGTTAGTGTCGGCATTTACCCAACCCAAATTTATATTTTTGTACCAAACGTTGCTGTCTTGTGTTTCTCCTGGATACGGTGTAAGTTGCCCAACGCCTTGCATCAAATGTGCAATTACTTCTATTCGGTTAATATTAGTCTCCCATGAAATTAATGCACCAGTCGGAGAAAAAGGCTTTACATCGCCCACTCGCTTACTCGTTACATTCCATGTTACGGCAGTTTTTTTAGAATGATTATTTACATCAGCATTTTTCAGAGCAATTTCAGCTCCATTTCGCACCCATTCGCCTGCATCATTTAATCCATATAAAAAAACACCATAATCGAACGTAACAATTTGCAGATAACAGCGAACTACTGCCAATTCGATGTCCTGCGTATAAGCAGAACCAGAAAAAACAATATTTTTTTGAAGAGCCACTCCAGCCGTTCCACCAGCCGCAGAACCAATAACAATTGTCTGAAAAATACTCTTGGCATTTTTCGATTTAGTTACGAATCCTGGTATTTTTACACCATAAGGATTTCCGCTTGTGCCATCGCCAACTCTCGTAACGGCTGTGCCATTGCGGGTCCAGCTAGCAAAATCAGTATTATTCCAAACCCTAAAATCTCGATTGAGAAGTTGGTTTTTAAATTTACCTAATTTGTGTTCAACCTTTACCCATTTAACAGGTCGTACATTCGATACTGAGCCGCCACCTAATGGCTGATAGTCGCTCCCATGTACGGCATCAATGCCTAAATTTATTGTGCCATAGCTTATTTGTGTGCCACTAATTGAATATTTCCTGTGGCTTACATAGCCTGTTGCTTTTTCTGCCACATTCTCAATCCACCACTCATTGTCTTCTTGAAAAAGCCTTAGTTTTTGGGTAGTTATAATTTTACTCAACACATCGTAAGTATTCAAAGGCTCATTCTCTCCTCGATATAAATCTAAGTCAAGAAAATTTTGTTTGAGGGCTTCGTCGGCTTCGCCTTTATTATTACTTACCTCGTAGGTGTTATTTATGATGTTGATTTTTAAACCAGTGCCAATTTTCAAAAGGCATTTGCGAATAATATCAAAAATACTTTCTAAGCCCTCGTAATAAACAGAATTATCATCTACAAAGTCGATTTTCTTCAGAAAACTAAGTCCGTCAGTGGCTTCAAGGCGTACATTTATTGCACCATCTTCATAATCAGTTGCAGATTTTGAGGGCAAAAGAAAACCCGAGAAAATATCATAATTTGAAGTGCCAACGGTTTTAAATACAGAAACTTTCCAGTCAGTTAAATCTGCAACTAATAGTTCTGATAGGTCAAAGTCTGTTACAAAACCAATTGAAAGGGTTTTTTCTTTGATGCCAATGAAGCTGCTGCTTGGATTTGAGATATTTTCGCTCAAAGCATTACCGCCCATCACAATATACAAAGGCAAGCCAACATAACCGTTTTTCTTGAATTCGACCACATAATTAGCCAACGTACGAGAAACACCCTCCTGTACCGAAAAATTACCTATGTATTTTGTTCCGTAAGCCATTAAGCAATGCCATTGTTGCGTTTATGTTGGGTAAAAATTGCGTACAAGTCTTCACCTTGAATTTTTATTTTGAATTCTCCACCGCCAAAACCTCCGCCACCGCTCATATTTCGGGCAATGGCTTCGGCAAACACACTTGTTTTTTCCCATGGCAAAGCCATTTCTCGACCCGAAGCATTATCGCCCATCATTGCGAAAGTAGGGCCAGTAACCATACCGCCTTGTGCAAATTTGGGGGTTTGTGAAAATAAACTTCCTGCAAGACCTTTCAATAATCCCCCTCCAGTAATGACAGCTAATGCAGCAGGCAAAGTTGCTGGACCACCGAAGGCAAGGGTTAAACCATCAAGCATTTTTTTGGCAATAATTGCATTCTTACCTAAATCAATCATATATTGACCAATTGTACCCAAAATGTGTTGAAAAACTTTTCCAAGAGAAAATCCATTTCCAGCAATCCCTTGTGCAATTGCATCTCCAATTCCTTCGGCTGAACCTGTAATCAAATCAAATACTAATTGTTTGTTTAGGTTTTTTACAGTTTCGTTAAGTTCCATTAATGCTAATTTTGCTCTATCAGCTACATTTTTACGAATCTGTTCTTCAATTGTTAAACCAGCTTGTGATAAATCCATTTGCGAAAGCACCTTTGGCATTTCGGTAGATAATCGCTTACCAGCTGCCAACATTTCATCGACCCAAGACAAATTTTTAGTGTATTTTTCAGGATTCATTAATTTATCAATACCTTTTACATCAGCCGAAACCATTGTATTGATATTTAATTTCCCTAAAATTTCTCGTTGTTTTTCAAGGTCTTTTAGTGCTTTGCTATTATCGACGGTAACGCCTCCTGTGGTAGTTTTTCCACCAGTCAAGCCATTAAAGGCATCAGCTAATTTTTTAAGATTATTGGTAGATTCAGGAATATCAGCTTTGATTTTATTAGTCAATTGATTGACCACGCCCAAAGCATACCCAAAGCCATTAGCCAATTTATCAAAACCTAAAGAAGAAAAAACAGATTGTTGTAACTGCAAAATCGTTTTTAATGGAAATGTAAACACCTCAACAATACCATTCCACACTCGTTTCATGATGTTCTTCATATTTTCCCAAAGTCCTTCCCAATCGGCAGTAAACAATGAGATAAACACGCCCACAATATCACCAATATACTGCAACCCAGCCTTGAAAACCTCAGCAACACCACTCCAAACGCCACTATTAACTAATGTGTTTTTGATATTATCCCAATATTTGATAATATTCGCCGCCACAACAGCCACTACCGCAGCAATAGCCAAAATAGGACTAAATAGAGTACCTATTCCAGTAATAAATGCAGGAACAACAGTAGAAACAATAAACCCAAAAGCCGTGATAAGTGGTCCAGCAACTGCTACCAAACCTCCAACTACAAAAATAGTCTTTTGAATCTCAGGAGAAAGTCCTTGAAAAGCCGTTACGGCACTGTCTATATAATCAGAAACTGCATTAGCAATGCCAGTAAGATTGAATAATTTATCAGCTATATTGGTTACTTCATACGCTCCAACTTTAAGCGAGTCGGCTATATTTTCCATGCCAACCTTAAATCCGCCAGCCACTCTCGGAAGTTTTTCGAGTTGAGCTACAATTTTTGTCAAAAACGCTTCGGCACCAATATTTTGTTTTTGCAAGACTTCGGTATTTGAGGTGCCAAATGCTTGCTGCATCAAATCACGAATCATAGGCAAGCGTTCGGCAATTTGGTTTACCTCCTGTGCCATGATACTTGGTTTTCCCTTTATTTGAGCAAAAGCATTTGAAATACCGTCAAGTTCGGCTTTACCCTTGCCACTGGCAATTAAAGCATTACCAAATTCTTTTACAGCTTTGACTGCTAACCCTGCATTATATTTTACAGAAGCAAACTTAATTTCAGACTGGGCAACTTCTTCTAAGCCAAGACCTGGCAATTTTGCAGTAGTTTTTACATCGCTAAACGACAACTTATAAGAATCTAAGCCTTTTTTGAGTTGGTCTATTTCGCCATAAGTTTTAAGGGCAGCTCCTCCCACCAAAGCAAGTGGTACGGTTAAATAAGTGGACATATTTTGTCCAACATTTTGGATTTTATCACCCAAAGCACCAAAGCCCTTTTGAAAGTTTCGGGTAAGATTATCAGTTTCACGCATAGCGTGAGCCAAATTAACATTAAGCATTGCCGACAATTTACCAACTGAACCAGCCGCCCTTTCCATGGCTTGCACAAATCTATCCTCGTTTGCTGTCAGTTTTATATTTGCCATTTGCTATTCTTTGATTAAGCCTGCTCTAATTTGTTTTTCACGTATTTGCTCAGGTGTTAAATAAATTGGTTTCGATGTGATTTTTGGCGGCTCTGGCTTGTCTATCATTGTTAGCCAATGAATATCAGTTTCTTTGATTACTGCATCATCTTCGCTTCTTAATAAATTAGCCACAATAGCTGAAAGCCGTCTAATAGGAATGATAGATTTTTCTTCGTTGTAGTGATAAGCCTCAACCATTCTGAAAAAATGGTCGGGTCGCATTTCCCAAAAATCATCAGAACTAATATTAAGCCCAATTTCACAGGCTTTATCTAAGATTCCATCAATGTGGCTTCGGTAGTCACTTTGTCCATCAATGCCTCGTATTTCTTCGGTGCTATTATCTGAAACTGTGTCATCTGTCGGCTTAGCGTTTGTTGCTCGACCGACAAAATAAAACCCATTGAAATCTCGGCAAAAGCAATAACATCGTTGATTTTTTCATCTTCACAATCACCAATCCATTCACCCACGGTTTCAAGAAGTAAATCTTTTGGCAAGGTCTGGTCTTTATCGCCCATTTTTAAGGCACAAAACACAAGCAATTTCATTTGAGCATAAGCATTTTCAAGGTCAATTTTAGATTCAATAGCCTTTTTCTTTTCGCTCAAATAAAGCTCTTCGGTATTCATTGTGAATTTCAATGTACGCTCCGCACCTCCGATGTTGAGCGTACATGAATTTTGTCTTTTGCTAATCATTATGGCAAAGTAGTATTTGTTGTAATTGATTGAACATCAAAACCACAATCATATTTGCTATTGTCAGAAGCTGATGCGGTCAATTTGAATGATGATGTGTAGGCAGTAATTACGATAATTCTATCGCCAGTTACTTTTGTTTTGAATGACATCGTAACTAAGGTGTTATTCAAAATTGCATCTATTTGGTCGAAGTAACCTACATTAGCTGCTTCTTCTGCCGAAGAATAAACTTTGGCAAGCCCTTTCAATGATGCTTTTATTGTTTTTCGCCCAGGTTCTGATGTTTTAATATCACCACTTCCTGCACAAAGCGATGACATCATCTCTACCGAAATATCTAAGCCAATTTCATCGGCACAACCGACAATCGTACTACCTACGAAAAGGTCAATTCCAACGCCTAATAATGTTGTTCTTCCAGCCATTTTATTGTTTATTTAAGATTATTTTAAAGTCATAACTAATGTGTGCCAATTGGCTTTGTTTTTCTCGTTCACTTGCTCCTAATCCATCAAATCGAATGGCAGTAACCGAAACACCTTCAATTTCACCATAAAAAGGCTCTAATTCGGTGCGTATCAAATTGGCAATTGTGCGAGCTTGTGCATAAGTGGCAGCAAAAACGCTGTATTGCAAAACCACGTTGTCTTGAATGCAATGAGCCGTATATTCGGGCGTAATTGAAACAACTAAATAAACCACATACGGCACTTCAACGCCTTGCGGAGCTTGCAAAACATACATTCGTTGCCCTATCAAATCAGTGATAGCAGTAACCGAAAGTAATTTAGTTCGCAAAGCATCTTCTATCATAATCCGTCTATTCGTTTATCTACTTCAATCTGTAATTGTGCCGTGTAAATTGCTTCTTGTTCGGCTTTGGTTCGCTCATCGGCAGGTCGCATAAATGGACGTGCTGCCATTTTTTCTGTGCCATATTCAAGCATGTGAGCCATAAATCCATGACCTCCTTTTCGTTTCCGAAAACCAACAACCACTTGGTGCTGACCCAAAACACGAAACTTTGATTTTGCAATTCGTAAATCCGAAACAAGCAAACCAGTATCTTCAGGCGTGGTATAAATCAAGCGAAACTTTACAGGCTCGGCTGCCTTTTTGAGTGCATTTGTGTGTACTTCATCAGTCAAGTGCAAAGGCAAATTTTTCAAAGCCATAAATAAACCATTTATGGAATCTTCGCCCTCTACACCAATATCAAAGCCAAATCCTGCACTCATTTCTTTTTAGGTTTGTTAACTATTTTATCACTACCGTCGGCATGGTATGTTTCTTGTTGCTCATTTATTGAGCCTTCATTGTTGATGATTGCATCAATCACACTTGGTAAATCTTGGTAAAACAAACCTGCGTCAATGCCTTTCAATGCTTCCGTTTCTGGCAAATCGTACACCATGCCTTTGCAATGTGTGCTTGTCATTTGTATTGCTTTTACTTTCATTGCTTCCTCTTCTAATTCGTGAAAATAAATAAGGGATTCTTGTGGCACTTTGCCGTATCCTTCGCCAAAATCTTCGCTCATCGTTGCTGGCGTTGTTTGCAGACTAAGACTAAATATTCTTTTACTGACTTTTCGAGTTCGTGTAAGTTTTCAATATCATAAATATCATTGGTTGACACTTCCACTACTCGCATTTTACTTGTTGGCATCAAAACAGCAGGAGGGTAGGCAATAATCCATTCCGTGTAACTGCTACTTATTCTGCTCATTGCTTCGGGGGTTTCAGTCCCTTGTGTGCTTATATCTTTACGCTCAGCCCAAGTTGTTATTAAAGTGCTCCACGATATTACCACAGGCTCGCCACTGGTAATTGATTCGTTAGGAAGCTCAATCCTAATTTGTCGGTCTCGTCTTACTCTTACAGCCATATTTTCAAGTTGTCTATCGCTCGGTCGATTGCCTCAACGGCTTTCTGAACTTCCTGTGGCATTTTGTCTCTAAAATAAGCCTCAACCCAACCACGTATTGCCGACATTGCCATTGGCAAAATATCTGCTATTGCTTCCGCTCCACCTTCAAATGTTACTTTTACAGCATCTTCACGGCTCGTATCAATCGACGGCAATACACTTTCAAATAATAAGCAACTCATTTTATCACTCATTTTTGTAATTCGGTACTTGGTAGGTTCAAGTGTCAAATAATCCTCCGTTTTCGCATCCCAATACTCTATTTTTGCAATCGAAAGAACTGGATGGAGGTTTATCACCTCCCTATGTGGAAAATAGTTGGTAAGCAGTACAAATTCTCGTTTACCGATTCTGTACCCGCTTTCTTGTTCTATTTTCCCTCTAATTTCATTAGCTAATTGTATCAATCTTGCGGTTTCTTCAGATGTTCCATAACCTCTTACCCACTCATTCATGGTCTCGACAGGAACAAGGGTAGTTATAGCAGGAGTAGCTTCATTTTGATACAAAAAACTATTTTTTTTCATTGTGATTTTGATAGAAAGTAGAGCCGCACTTGCGACCCTACTTTTTTATTTACTAACCCAAAAACTATGCTGTCAAAGCATCTTTCATTGCCGAGAATGAAACTGCACGAGCAACTTGAATATCCCAGAAGGTATTGGCAGTGATTTCGATTTGAGCCTTTTTCTTTTGTGAATAAGGGTCCACAATAAAATCTATGACCCCCCACTGACCAATATACAAATCTTTGAAATTTCCGAAGATAATTGCCGAAGCAACAGCCGATGCACTACCTTTTGTCAAGTTAGAAGGCACATAGTTTGAAACCAATGCACTGTAACCATTCAAAGGAGCATTGCCAGCTTCCCAAACTGACTGACCATTTGTAGAAGCATATTTTTGAGTGGTTTTCAATTTGCCACGAACTTTTGAGTTAGTCAAGTACCCCAAAGAGCCTTGGTCTGCATCATTGGCAGCTACATTTGTTTCCAGCTCAACAATATGGGTCCAAGTTGGAGCAATTCCATTTGTGCCACCCACTACTGGCGAAGTTACCGCCGTTAATATTTTTGTAATTGCCTCAACATCAGCTTTTGCTCCAAATGCCATCAAAAACTGGTCTCTTAAAAACGACTCAACCGAAAGCGAAGTTTGTAAAAGCAATTGTTTCGAGTACGGCACGGTAATACCTCTACGATTTGGTGCCATATCCAGGTCAACAAACAAAACCTCCTGGTCTGTCAATGCTTCAATTTCTGTTACAGCAGCAGCAGTAAGTTTTGTTGTTTGTACAGGAAACTTCACATTGCCTGATAAGCCAGTCAAACGAGTTGCACCCAAGTTTGACAATACTGACTTTGACCAAAATTGTTCAACCAAACCTCCCAGTACGGTAGGTACAGTAATACCTCCTTGGTCACCTGCTGCCGAAGTCTGACCAGTAGCCGACTGTCCAGCACGAAACTCTGACATATCAGGCATTGCAAAACCTTGTACAGATAATCCATTACTACGAGCTTGCTCAACACCGATTTCATGAATTTCTTTTTCGACGCCTTCAAATGGCTTATTTTCAGACAAAGCACGAAACGCACGAGTCAAACGGAAGCCTTCAAAGTTCTTTACATCATCGGGCGACAAATCACGATTACCAGCCACGCCAGTATTCACATTCAAATTTCTTGTGTCAGGCTTCAAAGCATTTACTTCTTCCAACAATGCCACATGGTCATTATCGTAGTTTGTAATGGCTGCTCTTTCCTCGGTCGAGAGCTTATCAAAGCCATCAGATGCCGCCTTTTTCTTAGCATTATCACGGGCTTCAAGCAACGTGTTGTAGGCATCTAATGCCTCTTTGTAAGTTCTTTTCATTTTATTACTTTATTTTTTAAATTTTACGCACACAATAATTTCAAATACTTGTCTTCTTCGCTTTCTTTTGGTGGAGTGCCACCCAATGCAGCATTTTTACGCTCTTCATAAAACCTCTTAGATATATCAAGCCCCTGAGTACCCTCATAAGCCTCATCAATCACAGGCGACAAATCATTGATTAACTCAAATTTCTTTATCGTACGTACTTCGATTTGCTTTCCATCACGAGTTTCAATTGTCCAATAATCGTCTTTCACTCGAAACCCAAAACTACTTGCTCTCAAATCGCCACGCTCGGCAAGAATCGCTACATCACGTCCAGCGTTCGTGTCTGGCAACTCAACTTTATATTTCACTCCACGAGCATCTATTGAGTAGGTAAGTGTACCAGCCCAACTTGTGCCAAGAACCATATTGCGGTCGTGATTAAATTGCGACACGATTCGGGTCATGTCTGCCCCATCAATAGCTTCTGGCAAAACACGCTCAACAAAAAAACCATACAGCAAACGGCTTTCTGAATTGAATACAATACCGTATCCTTCTAAATGTTTTTTCCCATCTTCGCTAATTACGATTCTAAATTCGTTACCCTCATGGCTTCGGCTTTCCTGTATCATTTCCATTGTTTTGTTTCATTATACTGTTACCATCGGCAACATCTTTTACCAATTGCATATTTCCATTGACCATGTAAGCCTCACCTCCATCATAACCGTTTTGGTCTTCCAGTTTTCGTACATCGACAGGACTCATAATACCGTTTTGAATTGCCTTTGAATAGCCTTCCATTCGGCTGCTAAAATCAGCACGTTGTAAACCATTCAAATTATGCTTTACATACCATGTGCCTATTTCATTTGTTCTGAAAGCCTTCCAATTTAATTCTTGCTCAAAATTTACAGCCAAAGGCATAATCGTAAACTGTAAAAACTGAATGGCTAAATCTTCAATACCTTTGCCAAAGCTCGTTGCCTTAGTGGTATCACTTGCCAAACTTGGAGGCACCCCAAACACTTGATAAATCTTGGTGGGTGCCATATTCAAAAACTCCATCAACTGGCTTTCAACATTCGACTTACCCAAAGGCACGTATTCAGTTCCAAGACCCAGCACTGGCGTTCTGAAATTATTATCAAGTCCAGCGTTGTTACTATCCCAATTAGTTGAAAAAGTTTCTTTTTCGGTTTCTGTAAGTTTCACTTGACTTTTTAAGTAACCAGTCAAAAATGTACCTTTTTCATAATATTTATCAAGAAACGCCTCCGCTCTCATTTGGGTAGTGAGTGTTTTTTTAATCAAACCAACCCTACTACGCCCAATTTTACCTCCCACACTCAAATCTCGGATATGCAAAAAGTCTTCTTGACCATATACCACATTGGTTTTATTGTTTTGTACCAAAAGACTTGTGGCGGTTTCGATGAAACTATAATCAGCAGGATTTAATAATTCGTAAGAAGAAATACGACCGTAACGACCTCGATTCAGTACCACAATAGCATTGCCATGAATCAATAATTGCACCCAAAGTGTCATTCGCCAGATGTATGAGCTTTGATACTCGTTTGGCCGGATGCTCAATAAAACTGAGTTTGGGTGTAGTTTATCTACTACATTATCGCCGTTTTCAAGTTCTTTGTAAACTTTAAGTGGCACTTGTGCCAATGTTGAAGCAATCAGATACACACATCTATACAAGGCACTAAGCCCCAAAGCCGGAGTTTCGGTTACATTTACACTCCCCAAATCAATGCCAAAGAACTTTAAAAAGGTATCACCATCAGCAAGCGAAACACTACGATTCTCTTTCTTTACATAACCAAATCGCCTTGCAATATTTGTCTTCCATGATGCCATGAATCAAAGGTCAGAATTTTAACAAAAAAAAAACTGAACAAATGTTCAGTTTTTCAATATTATGTTAAATAAAAATGTCATAAAAAAAACACCGCTCATGTTGTGCGGTGCGTTGAGGTTTTACGTTTTGGAAAATTATTTTATAATTGCTTTTAAATAAGCAGAACCCTTGATATTTTTCATTTCAGATGTTTGTTTTATTTTAATAGCGTAT